CTGAAATGATATCAAAATCTGCAATTTGAATTGGTGCATCTGTGTAAAGAATTTTAAGATCCACATTATTAGGATCATTCTTAACATTGATAATTCTGGTTAACTTTCTAGGTACTGAACCTTCTAAGTAACCTGAACCATCTGGTATTGCCCAATTTGCTGCATCATAGTATGCGCCTAAGAAACTTCCTTTAGTAATTTCTGAGTATCTGTTTTTATCTACCCAAATTTGTTGACAAGTTGTAAGGTCTTCACCAAACCAATCTACAATTTCAACTGATTGTTCCCAATTAGTTTTATATGAATGAACAGCTAAGCTATATAAATATACATTTTCCCAATCAGCAAATGGTATTGGATAAACAACATCTGTTAAAAGATCAGAAATAAAAGTAACTGTAAGTAAAGAACTTGGATCTACAAACATCTTTACATATACTTTATTATAAGTTGAAGCACTATTATTGCCTATATAGAAGTAATCTAAATTATTAATAACTCCATTATAGAAATCTTGATAAAATTGTGAATAAGTTGCAACAATACCTTCTACATTAGTAGAACCTAATACATCATATCTAGTTTTTAAGCCTTCTGTATTAATAGCACTATCATGTAGTAAAAATTCATTATCTATATAATATAACAAGAATGTGTTAGCATTATGGCATTTTTCTGGATTAGCAACATAAATTTTAATATTTGCATTTATTGTTGATGTTGCATCTGTTGGAACAACTGAACTAACAGGAACTTTATCACCATCACTAAAAGTGCCAGTTGTACCTGATTGAACTAGAACACTTTCGTAACTAACTCTATCATATAATTCGGTAAATGCATGTAATGATTTAAGATAATAATAATCATTATAAACACCAGTTTTACCTGATGTGCCTTTGAATTCTATATTCAAATATGTACCTACTGAATCACTTGATGTTGTTACAACAGTTTGATATCCACCATTTCCACCAATTGTAATATAACCTGATGAATTAACAGTAACACCACTATAATAAACATCATAAGTTGCACCTGATTTAACATGTTGTACACAACCTAAAATGATTGTACTATCTAAACTATAATTGTAATCTGGTTTTTGTGCGCCAGTTGTTGTAGTAGCAGCAGTTCCATATAAGACATTAATAGTATTATCACCTGTAAGGTAAAGTACATCATATCTTGAACCAACTGCAGTCGTTACACTATCTACTGATACTGTAGTATCTGTAAATCCTGATATAGCGGTTCCATTTATAACATAATAAGGATATGCACCAGCAATAAAATCTAAACTACAAGTTGTTGCACCAGTTAATATTGAGGTTGCACCAGATATATTAAATACATTACCATTTAAGTATGCACCTGATCTATCAGAAACACCAACACCAAATAAATCTGTCCTATAACTATTAAAAACATTTGTCATAACATTATTGCTTGAATCTAAGTATTTTTGAGCATAATTTACAACTTCTTTAAGAGTTGTTTCATATGACATAAATTTTATGCTACTAACATCATTACCATTCATATCAGTACCACCAGCGATAACATCACCAATAATATCAAGATTACCAAGTTTAAAATCTGCTTCTAACAATGAATCCTCATTATAAGTACAGAATAAACCAGTTTTATCGGTGTTAGCATTAACAATACTCTTAATATACATATCTCTATTATTTAAATCTTTGAAGTATGGTATTAAAGAACAATCATATTTAGCAAGAATTGTAACAGTTCTCTCATTAAGGAAGTTATTAACTTGACCTTTCATTAAACCATTTTTGTTAAAATATTTACTAAATGTAGTATCATTACTCAATGTTCTATAATCTGACCAATCACCAGCGACAATCAAAACAGTTACCAAATAATCTGATACCCAATCTCTATAATCAAGATATGCAGGTACTTTGGTTCTATCACCGTACCATTCTTCAGCTGTTACATCAAATCCTGTAACTGTAGATTTGAACATAAATACTGTAATATCTTTATCTCCCATGTTTGTAATATGGAAAAGGCGATTATTATCTTGAACACCATAGTTATTAGCTTTAACAACATTCAAGAAAGCATCAGTATCTCTTTCCCAGAAATCTTGACGGTTGTAGAAAGATTCATAAGCGGATCTTTTAACATCACCATTTTGATATTGAGCGGATACTGAGATGGTCTGCCAGTCTACCTTATCTCTATTTGGATTTGTAGCCAAAAGATTTAAAGCCCATACAGGACCACTTCTAAGCATTTGTTTGACAGTTTTGTGAAAAAACGATCCTTTATTCTCTAATCTCCTATCATCATCACCAAAAATTGAAGTGAAGTCATTAGGATTTGTTACATAAATCGGTGAATTAAAAGGTCCTTTTTTAGAAAATCCAGGAACTAAATTTATAAGAACTTCTTGTACTGGGAGTTCTATAATACTGCTATCAATCTCTTCAATGAAGATACCTGGTCTTTTGTATTTTCCGAAATCTTTGTCTTTGATTGGCATAATTTAAAATTATTTTTTATTTGTATATATTAAAAATATTTTTGTAATTTTTCTCTTTTTTAAGAGATTTTACTTTTTTATTATATATTAATTTGATTTTTTAAAAAAAAGCCAAAAAACATGCAAAATAGGAAAATGGTTGAAAATATATTTTTTTATTTCAAACTTTTGGAGTATCTTTGTAGAGCAAACAGAGAAACTAACTAATACTAAAAACACAAACTATGAGATACTATTTTAATCAGGGTTCAGTTGCAATCAGTAAAGATTTTGATTCAGTTAAAGTTAATGAGGATCTTGATAAATTCAAGAATGATGTAGAAGGTGGTGTTCTTACAACTTCTTTTGATGGTCGTGTTGTTTGCAAGGCTGATGTATCAAAAATTTATTATAACTTTGATTTTGCAACTTTCAGCAAATCAATTTTATCAGAAATAACAAAATATTTTACTCCTGAAAAATACGCTCTCAAAATCGCTAGTGGAGTTCAGGAAATTCGTCTTGTTGGTGATGAACTTTATATTGACAATCAGAAATACAAAAAAATGATCAGTATTGTTAATTCAACTGATAAATCCAAAGCATTATCAATGAATATTGGTCTTGTGAAAGTTGACGATAAAAATCGTGTACAATCATACACAATTCTCACAAGTTTCAGCAATAAACATTACAAATCAACATTACCTGAAAAAATCAAATCTTTTTCAGATAACCTGATCAACTTCAATATTGATATCAATTTTCATATCAAAACTATTGAAGACCTCAAAAATAAAGAAGTATCTATCGTTAGCTTTGTAAAAAGTATTCTTTACAAAGAAGATGGTAAAGTTATCAAAACTGTTGAATTGAAACTCCGTGCCTTAGGTTACAAATTGTACCGTGAATATGGTTTCAAGAAAAATTATTCAGAATTATCAAACTTGACTGATGCTAAAGTTAACAGTATCACAGATTTTGAAATCAACTCAAAAACAGTATATGATGCATATCTTGAACTTTTCAAAGATAGTGATACATCAATTATCGCAAGGGAATCAAGGAGAATTATTGACGCATTAGAAAATTGCTAAAATTATGAAATTCAAAAACAATAAAGACCTAGTATCGTTCATATGTATGAACTTACTAGGTTCGCCAATAGCACTCATTTTCTCTATATTAGAATGGGGTGCTATTGGTTTAATTATAAATATACTATTATTTCTAATATCAGTTAAAATTTGGAAATTTTATAGTAAAAATAATAACGCAACATTGTCAATTGACCCAGCATTTAAATTTGGAACAAAAACTTGGAGATTTAAAAAAAAAATATTATGTCAAAATACCCAATTAGAGTTTATAGTGTTAGTCAACCAATTCAGCAACTTGAAAGTATTATTAAATATCTTAAACCTAGTTATATAAGTATAATGGGTGGGCACTCACAACAATTTGGAGGATTTATGCTAACAACACCAGCTGATGATAAAGGATATGTCAGTCAATATCTGATATCATGTTTAGATGGCTCTGAAATTGAGTATTTTACTGATGAAGATTACTTTTCTTTAACAGATTGTCAAAAAGGTATTCAAAGAAATAAAATAAAAAGTGAATTGAACAAATTATCAGAACAAGAAAGAGTAGATTTTTTTAAAAATCTAGAAGTTAAATATGGCTTCACCGATAGTAATTTAGGTAAAGTTATTCTCGTAAATAAACAAAATGTTAGAACCCAAATCATACTATGATAACAACCGTACAACCAGATACAATTGGTACTTTAGTTACCAATGACAAATTCAACTTTGAGAACGATACTGATACATATTATTTCATAGGTAATTTTGGAATAAATGGATTTGTTTTTTGGAATGATGCAAAGAAAATAAGAAAAGTAATGTATATTATGGGTTATGATACTTATAGTAAAATAAAAATAGTTAAAATAAAAAACTTGGAGATTTAAAAAAATAGAATAATTATGGAAAACAAGAAACAACAAGACATATTAAATGAAATTGGTGGTGATGTTGCTGTTTTAGCAATGAAAATTAGCACCTCAATGATAAAATACTTTGAAGAAAAATATCCTAAAAGTGATATAAATTTATCACCGCTAATAGTAGATATTGATAAACTGTGTTTGGATTTAATAAAAAATATTAAGGAAAAATAAAATGAACATTGAAGAATTAGAAAAATATGTTGACCTTGAAATACAATGGTTAAACTACTATGCAAATAGAGAAACAAGAGAAAAATTAACTGAACACTCAGATATCTATAATGATTTAATATCTATTGGCTACACAAAAAGAGTTATTAAATTAGATTTAAGATGTTGTCCGTGTACAATAACTTCAGACGAAACTATTAAAGAAGGTATGGAATTGTTAAAATTAAGAAAACATTCCGTAAATTTGAGAGGCGAAAATAAATTATCACCAATTGAAACCTATATTAAAATATATCCGTATAAAAAGATAAGTATTATAAATAAACTTAAATTTAAAAAATAATGAGCGAAAGAGAAATGTTTGAGAAATCATTTGAACGACCTAAGAATTATTTTAAGTTGACCCCTCGAAGACAATGGGAGATAGATGAAGAATTAGGAATTTTGGATTGGATGGGAAAGGAGTTAACAAAAGAAGATAAGGAAAGAATTAAAAATTATTATAAATAATTGAATTTATTTTAAACAAAGCACTCTATTTTTACTATATAGATGTTCTAAACTATGCTTATGAAAAAAACCGATAAAATTAACGAACTTGAAAAACAGTTCGAGGAACGCACAAATGTCAATTTTCAAACTTTTTACAAGAACTACAAGCCTAAGTTAATGTGGTATTTATCAAGATATACCAAAGACCCAGAAATTGCTGAAGATCATGTAGAAGACGCTTTTATACAAGCACTGTTGAATATTGGTACATACAAGAGACCTGATGAAGGTGGTGCACAAGTTAACACTTGGATTTACAAAATAGCCGAAAACATTGTTAAAAAGGCTCACAAAGATAGTGAAAGAATTCCTACTAATTCCTTGGATAAGGAAATGGTTGAGAACGTTCATTTATCTAATCTAATCCCATATGAAGATGGTAAGAAACATACTGATGAATATAATATATTTGTTAAGAAGGCTTCTATCATCAAAGAAACAATCTATAATTTACCTGAAAAGGATTCTAAGTACAAAAAAGTTTTAATTATGCGAGAAATTGAAGGAATGGCTTATAAAGAAATTTCTGAAGAGTTAGATATTAATTTATCTACTATTAAATCTCAAATAAAAAAAGGTAGAAATATTATTAAAAAGAAAGTTTTGAAAAAATTTCAGGACATAGACCACAATGGAGTGGATGACGAATGATAATATCCTACGAATCATCAAAATGGTATGTGAAAATGTGGAGAACAAGATGGTATTTATATGCCATCTTGCTTTACGTTAAAGAATATCTTAAAATAGACTTAGGATTTGAATATATTATGGGAGACGGTGAATTAGATGATAACACAAAAGAAAAATTAAAAAATGATTGGAAAGATATCAAAAAACATGTTGAATTAAGTAAAATGTATAAATTTTCAACTAAATAATTTTTAATCTAAATAATTTATCGTATTTTTGTATTTCTAAAAACTTAAATAATGAAGGACAACAAAAAACTAGTTGAAGGCTATGACTTCTCACTAAAAAAAGAAAAAATAAAAGAACTCTTTA